AGTAGTCGAACCGGCTATTAGACCAGCTGAAATAAAAATCGATGCATTAGCTGAAGAAAAACCAGATGAGTCTGATTACAAGCAAACTTCGGTTATAGCGACACTTCAGCCGATGATTCTTATCAATGGATATCAGTTTAAACCAAGTGATGTTACTTTATTTGAGCTAAACTTAACTGAAGTAGTGCCTACTTGTAGCTTAGTATTACAAGATAGTTCTGGTAAATTTGGTGTTGGTAGTTATCCTAGAGATGGTGATTTTTTTACAGTATTAATTAATTCTAAAAACCAAGAGACGTTCAAATCTATTCATATGGATTTTGACATAACCGAATGTAGTGCACCAAAACAAGGTAATATTCAAGCTGCTACGTTTACAATAGAAGGTCACTGTAAAATTCCTAGACTATTTGCTGAAGATTGTGTTAATTTTGAAAATGGTACTTCATTAGACCACATAGAACAAGTTGCTAGGGATTTAGAACTTGGAATGGCAACAAACATAGATGCCGCAAATGATTCTCAATCTAGAATAATGGCATATACACCTTATATAGATTTCATACACTCCATTATTAAAAATAGTTATGTTGGTGAGGAATCATTTCAAAAGTGGTGGATTGATTCATATTATTATCTCAACTATGTTGATGTTAATGCTTTATTCAATTCTCCAAATCCTCCAATTTCAGAGTTTGCTGAATCATTGGCATCTGCAGCTGAGTCTATGACACCCGATGCTAAGTCAGCCAAAGAAGCTGAAGAAGGTGGCACTGGTAATGACATAGAGGTTCCTTTATTATTAACAAACCACATTGCGTTTATGGGTAATAACGCGTTTATTGAATCTAATAAGATTATAAACAATGCAAATGCAATCAGTACTGTTGCTGGGTATGCTAGAGAGGTTACTATTTATGATAATAATGGTGATAATAAAAAACAAGAGTTTAGAATTGAGCCATTAGGTGGTAATGATCTGAAGGAATTAGAAGAACCGTTGAGGGGTAATAGGAATGACACTAGACATGTCGATCAAGTTAAATATAAATATATTGGTAGACAAGAAGCTGGTGAGGATGGTTTAGGTAATGTTCACCCTAATGCTGCGTTTGCACAATTACATAATAAACAAAACGAGATGGAGGTTCAAAAAATGAAACTAGAAGTTACATTGAACTCATTTAATCCATCATTATATAAATACCAAAAGATACCTGTATTAATGTACCATGTTGATGAGCAATCTATTTATCAAAATGAGAGAATCAAAGGAGATAAAAAAGAACTCGGCATGGACAAAGACGAACCATTTGATTTGGGTGCAGACCCAGACATGGATCCAGAAAGATTACCTAAACAAGCGTTGGATACTTTTTTATCTGGATATTACATAATAGAAGATATAGTATACACTTATACAGATGAAGGTACTAAGCAAGTGGTAACTTTATTAAGAAGAGAATGGCCAACTAGAACTGAGAATCTAATTAACCCACCAGGTTTAGAAGATGCAAGTGATGAAGAAAAGGCTGATAACTTATCTAAAAACAGTGGTTCATAATAAATAGAATATATAACTCATGGCAGATTTTAAACATATTAATGAATTTAGAAAAGGTTCTATTTTAAGAAAGATCAACGAGGATCCGACTTATCTTAGTTTTTTTCTTATGTTCGATACTGTAGATAAGGAGCACTCTCCTTTGATGTCAGGTCCTGCAAAAGAGTATTTAGAAAGATTTGTTGATGGTCCAATGGGAACTAACTACGCTGCATATCTTGAAAACTTTAAAAAGGTTTTATTGAAGATTAATAGTGAAATGCCCTGGTTTTGGCAAAAGGTTAGCGGTCTAGAAAAGGTTATGGCTTACGGCGAGATGAAAGAGCCGTGGCGAGGTTCTGAAAAACCTAATATTGATATTGAGTGTTTAGAAGAGAATATTGAGTTAACTGCAATCGGTCTAATGTCTTTGTATAAAAAGGCGTGTTATGATTATGAAAGATATCTTGAAGTACTACCTAAAAACTTAAGACGTTTTAGGGTTTGGATAGTAATGTCCGAGGTTAGAACATTTCAACAAGATATCGGTGCAAGGGATTTAGATTTATATGGATCACCAATGTCTCAAAACAAAGAAGGCAAATCTGCTAATATTATTCCAAGAGCCAAAGGTTATGAGACAGCAACTTATAAAAGTGGCAAAGAATTTGATAAGGCATTAGTATCTCAATTTTCGGCTGATGCTAGACCTTATTTGATGTTTGAATTGGGTCACTGTGAATGGCAACAAGATTCAATTGCAGATATGTTTGCAGATGCCTCTAAGATGCCTGAGTTAAAGAAACCTAAATTAAGTTTTACATGGGAAACTGCATTATTAACTAATCAAAAGTTTGGAGAAAATATATCATTAGTTACTGATGATAAAGACCTTATACCTAAAGCAAAACCCGGAGATGATTTATATCCAGAGTCTCCATTTAATCCACTAGCAAATGCACAAAATGCAATTAGTGATAAGGTAAATGGTATCGCGGGTTCTTTGGTAAACAGATTTAATAATTTAAAAAACGGTTTGCCTGGTTTTGGTAAAAATCCAATGGGTGCTGTTTATCCTGAGAGATTAACAGGCGCGGCAGCTAGTTTGGCGAACGCTGGTATGGATAAAGTAAAGGCACTGATTTTAGATAATGTCCACGGTGCTAGCGGAGCATTAGGAACACTCAGTGATATTAACACCGCTCTTGAAACTGGTAGTATTAATGGTGTGGTAAATTTAGCTAGACAGTTTACACAGAGTAAATCTAATAAACCTGAAAAAGGTAATATTACTCCTAATAACATGTACGACGGCCCTGCTGTTGATAGTAGCCCAGACGGAAACTTAGGCGAAAGAGTTTATACACCAGGCGTTGACAGTAGCACAGATAATTCACTTAACGAAAACGTATACGAATAATGGCTGATGAACTTTTTAAAGATAACTTAAGGGATCAACACTGGCTTGGAGAAGTTGTAGTTAACGAAGATCCTCTTTTAAATGGAAGATGTAGAGTTAAAGTTTATGGTAAATTTGATAAACTGACTGATGATGCAATTCCATGGGCAACTCCTATGAATAGAGATCAAGTTGGTGCACATGCAGTACCGAGGGTTGGTGATATTGTTGCAGTTCGTTTTGACAACGGTAACATTTACCATCCAGAGTATTGGTTTCAAATAGATCAAAACACAGATCTTAAGTCAGATATTTTAGAAGTTTCCGATAAACCACATGATGTTATATCGCTAGTATACGATGCTGTGCGCAACGTAAGGATCTATCATTCTCCTGAAGATGGTTTAGTTATCACAAGAGGTAGCGGTGCCAAAGAGCGCCCAATCATTCAAATGGACGAAGAAGGGTTTATAAAAATTAGCACAGATGCTAAAATGTTCTTGGACTGTGGTGATATATTCGTTTCAAATACAGGTGAACCTGGTGCAGATGAGACAGAGCCAGCAGTTAGAGGTCAATCTCTACAAGATTGGTTACAAATGTGGTTGGATGATTATAACGCACACATCCATCCAACAGGAGTGGGTCCTTCTGGACCTCCAATGCCACCAACTCCAACAACAGTAGGAAAATTATCGAGCACTCATATTAACTATCAACAAAAGAATAAATAAACATGCCTGCACTTTGGCCAACATTCATACCAGCATTAGCGTCTGATATAGCAGGACAATCGTTTACTAAACCTGGCGGTGCATTAGTTTCATATGATCTACCAAAAGTCGGTAAAGATCAAATTCCTATTTTTCCTCCTTCAAAAGAATTGGTTGAATCAGTTAAACCTGGTAATCCTGCTAATGCTGCACTAACTACTAATGCTGCAGCGATGATTAATGCTATTAATTTAAACCCGTTAAGCGGTCGATATGATTTTGGGGTTAGAGTGGCTGAAAGATATATTGAAGCTACAAAAGGTTTGGCACAAACGCCCTTTGGTGCAACACATACTAATAATCCAGCAGCTGAACTTATTTTAAAACAAGGTTATGGTTTAATATTCGAGAGGATGTTAAAAGAGGGTGATTTGCCACTAATGGATCAAAAAGACAAGGACGGTAATATCGTCAAGATGGGTAAAGAGTCTCATCCTGCTTATGCTGATTTTTGTCCAGAACCGATTGAAGAACCAGATCCAATCGAAGAAGAAAAGAAACAACAAAAGAAATTTAATAAATTTGTTGAAGATTACAAACAGAGTTTAAACTTATATAAGTTTAGATTTTTTGAGTTTGAATGCTTAGATAGTTCAGAAACGGTATCGGATTTAGCCAAGTCATTTGCAAATAGATTATTACAACAATATCATAATTTGTCTAGTCAAAGAGAAAAAGACAAATATAAATTATGGGCTACTAGTTTAGGTAAATCAAAATACGATGATCTTACCGAAGTACAACGTGTAGTTGGAGGTACTTATTTTGTCAATAGATTTCCATACGTTAACGTAAGCGAAAAAGCTAGAACAGATATAGAGGTTGCGGGTTATGATTGGAAGGCTCTAGTTGATGGTGTAAGTTCGGCGTTCGAAGCAGGTTTAGACAACTTTAAAATGTCAGATTGTCCTCTTTCTGAATATAAGATACAAGTTTCTTTTAACAGAGAACACAATTTACCAGAGTATCCAAGCAAAAGGCCTAAAATTTTAACAGACCACGTGGTTGCACTTTTCTCATATGACAGTGGCCCCGAAAAGAGTTTTAAACATGGTGTATCTGATGATACTAAAGTAGTTTGGTGGAAAAAAGACAACACATATGTAAAGGTACAATACGAAGAGTTAGAGTATGATATACATTGGTCAAAGATTCCTGAAGCCATTAAAAATGTTAAGTCAGCTGATGATATTATTAGTATAAGCCCAAATGCTGGCGGTACTATTTTTAAGTTTCAAAGACAACAGGTTATAGATGCTAAAAAAGCAGCCGACGAGTGTGACGCTACGGAAGAGGATACTGATATAGATTTTAGTTGGCCAGGTGGAGATCCATATGAAGAAATGGCTGAAATAACTATTGCATATTGGTATGCATGTTTAGTTAAACCGTTTGCGCCAGCACCGGCTGCATTACCAGCTCTAATTCCCCCGCCGCTGACTGGTATTTATGTACCTATTTATTATGGTGGTAAAAAGAGATTGGCTAAAAATCTTAGAAGAGCATGGAATACTGGCAAAACATTCAGCGTATTACCAGCCCCTCAACCACCTGCACTTGCAGTTTCTGCTGCTGTTGCTGCGGCATACGCATTGCACTTATTAGAATTTAAACTACTTTATTTAGGGGGTATACCAACGCCAGTCGGTCCTGTGCCTATGGTGGGTTTTGTACCGGTAGTCTTCTAAAAATAAATAGATATATAATATGTTACACCTTTAATATAAAAATAAATGAACAACGAAAAAAACAAAAGGATCAGAATTGGCGAAGCTAAGGTCAATACTGTAGAAGTTGAAGAACTAGACATTACAGTCGAAAACTTAAAAGATCTTAAATCAGATGATGGTGACAGATCAGATGATTATTACGATGAAGAAGGAAACTTCATGTGGGACGCTTATGAAGCTAGTTGTCCATCAAAAACCAAAAAACCCAACCCACATATTAAAACCATGAATGGTGATAAGGTCTTTTCTAGAGAATCATACGCTCAAGAAATGTACGACATGCTTACTGCACATGATAATTCTATGGGCAATATAGTAACTACCGTGAATGTTGGAGAAATTCATACTGGGACGGTTTATGGTATTAGTTCAGAATTTATTAGTGTCGATATTGGTTACAGAGAACTTATATATGTTAAATATGATAAGGAACCTGCTACAATCCAAGCCTTAAAGCCAGGTGAAGAAACAGCAGTTTTAATTACCTCAGCTGATAACAATTCACATGTTGTCGGATCGATTAACGGCGGCATAAAACATAAAGTCTTTATGGATCTTAGAGAAGCCGTTGAAGTTGGTGGAACTGCATGGGTTGGTAAAGTCACACACATGATTGAAAATGGTGGTTACATGGTAAACATCCAAGGAATTGATTGCTTTATGCCAGGTTCATTAGCAGGTATTAATAAACTACATGACTTTAGTTCTATTATTGGTACTGAAATCTATGTTGTTCCTGTAAGTTTCTCACCAGACAGAGGCACGTTGGTAGTTTCTCACAGAAAATATCTACAAGCTTTAATTCCAAACGAGATTGAAAATATAAAAGCAAATCAAGGTGCTGAAATTACAGGTAATGTAACAGGTAGTGCTAAGTATGGTGTATTTGTTGAATTTAATGGTTGTTTGACCGGTATGATTCACAATAACGACTTAGATGAGGAAACTCTTGTTAAATTTAAAGCTAGACAGATTCAACCTGGTGATGAAATCACATTTATCGTTAAAGATATTATTAGTGATACTAAGATCACGCTTACTCAAAAAGCTAACGCTACAGTTAATCCATGGAATGATATTCAATCTAGATATCAAATTCCTTCGGTAGTTGAAGCTACTGTCAAAACTAAAAAAGACTACGGTTTATTTATTAGTATTGAAGAAGGGGTGACTGGACTGCTGCACGTGAGTGAAGTTGGTGAAGAAATTATGAGTGTATTTAAAAACGGTGATCCAATCACCGTACAAATTACCAGAATTGACGTTGAGTCAATGAAAGTATTTTTGAAAATGCCTTAATAACTATCGCATCGAGAGTGTGATATATATTCAAACGATAATATCATAATCTTAATATGCAAAAATTAACTATAGATTCTCCAAGAGAATCAATTTTGAACGCGGCACTTATGGGTGTTGAGTTTGAATTCTATTCTAATTTCGATCTAGAAGCTACCCAAAAATCATTGGCAAAGCTTCTAGATCGAAAAATTAGGTTAGAAGATAAGGCACATTCTGATTTTCAACCTTCAGCTGAAGAGTTTAAAATGGAACCAGATATGTCTGGTGGTAAAGGCCTTATCGAGTTAGTTACAGGTCCTATTCCGTATAGAAACGCTAGGATTATGGTAATTAAAATGCTTAATTGGATATCTGAAAATGGATATACCAACGACAGGGCGTCAATCCACATTAATTTATCTTTCGATAAAAAATATTTAGAAGATCCTGCACTTATCTCCAAGATGAATGTTCTTAAATTTATCTTAGACTTTGATGAGCAACAAATCTATAAGTTTTTCCCAAATAGAGAAAAATCAGCATACGCTAAAAGTATTAAATGGGTAATGCCAAAATGGGAAGCATTTCATTTTGATCCCAATCAAGTTGCGTCAAATAACTTTAAATTTGCCGATACAAAATATTATGGTATAAACTTTTCTAAAAAAGAAAAGAACTATCTTGAGTTTAGATATTTAGGTGGCGCAGATTATGAGAAAAAAACGGATAATATTCTATACCTAACTGAAAGTTTCCTACTACAAATGTGGAACTCTTGTAATGATCCTCGTTTTACTGGTGAAAATAAAATTGAATTACAGAGAATTCTAAATAAGAATAAACCTGTGATTGACATGCTTAAAGACTACTCTAAAGTATCTGAAAATTGGCCGGACATACAAATATTGGTTGATCTACAAGATAATCCAACTATTATACGAGTACAATGGGAAAGGTTTAAAAATAGAGTTATGGATCTTATTGTAAATGGATCAATGACTGCTGGTGTTATAAACTACGATTCAGATTATGGTGCAGTACAGGTTAAAGATGGTAAATTTCCAACTGTTTATCTTTTAGAAAATTTTGAATTTATTGATTGTGAACTTGCTGGTAATTTAACCAATTGTAGTTTTTATAACTGCGATATCACAGGTTCTGCTGTTATGTGGGGTAGTTTATATAGGTCTACTAAAGTAAAGGACTCTAAAGTTGAATCCAGTTACACACATGGTAGTTGTGAATTAACTAACTGCTATGTTGCCGGTAGAGATACTATGTTTAGAGGTAAAATGATAGGCGGTATATTCAGAGAGGGCTTCACTAGCAAAGATGCTAGGTTTGAAGAAACAGAAATTGTTGTAAGTAAAAAAATAAAATAAAATAAAATGGGTGAAATTATAAGCGGCTCAAATAATGATTTAACTACTGGAAGGTATTTTGATCCTAACTGTTTAAATCTATTCTTAGATGAAGTGGCAGATGATATTACTGGAGCGTGCATGGTTCCTATTAATCTACCACAAAAAGAAATCATTAATATTATTAAGAGAGCTAAAAAATGGTTCTATAAAAAATATGAGTACTCTGTAAAAGAGAATTTCTATCATATACCAGGTAACGTATTTAGTACCGATTACTTTAAATCACATAGAGCACTTAATTTACCAGGCCCTGGTTTAGATGGAGGTGGTGGAGTATACTCTGTTTACGGTTTATATGACTTAGCTTCTGGGTGGAACGGTGGCGGTGCTGGAATGGATTTAAGATTCCAATCTGGTTCTGACTTTTCTATGGAAAGAATGCTATTTAGAGGTATGTATGAAGGTTCTGGGATGGCTGAGGCTGCAGAAGAATTACAATACTATGTGTTGAACGCTTCAATGGCAGATTTATCAAGACAGATTCTAGAGAATCCCATATCATATAACTATTCAAGTTTGACTGGCGAATTAAAATTCCTAGGTGATACACCTAAAGGCGATGTTATTCTTGAGGTGTATGAGACTATTCCAGACTGTGCGTTGTACAGTGATGAAATTTTCTTTAGATATGTTAGTGCTAAAATTAAACAATCAATCGGTACTAAATTAGGTATTTTTAAATTTGCTTTGCCAGGAAATGTTGATTTTGATTATGATGCTATCAAATCCATGGGAGATGACGAGTTATCAGCTATTGACGAAGAGATTAAAGGAGACGAGGGAGTTGATTGGATGATGCACTCATAAATAAATAAGATACATAGATAAATGGAACTATATATAAAATATCCGAGCGATCCGAATTACGATGAAACCCAGGTTCAGACTAATAGTGAAATAGAAATGTTAATCACACAGATTCAAACGTTATTATTCACTAATAAGCGAGAAGTAATGGGTACTCCTAATTTTGGCTGTAGTTTAGAGGAACTTATATATGACTTTGGATCAAATGAACACAACTTAAGATCTAGAATAACTGATCAAATAAATCACTACTGTCCACTTGCGACAAAATATAACATTAAAACTGAGATTAATTTTATGAAAGGTGAAGTTAGAGATATTGCATATATAGATATTACGATAGATAGTAGATATGCTATTAAAGTAAGTATGCTATAAAAAAGTAAAGAAAAATAATGGCCGAATTAAAATTTTTAAGTACAATTAGAACCAGCGCTGATAATATTACTAGCGATGCGAGAACCTATATTTCTAGGGTGTACAATAGAGCTAATACTCTATTTACCGTGGCATCTCCATTTGCACAGATAATTAGTGTTCTATCAGAAATGGTAGAATTAATCATGTTCTATATTGAAGATTCTGTTGTAGAGCAGAACATATACACTGCGCAACAGCCTGAGTCTATTTATGGTATGGCTAGATTGACTGGTCATGATGCAACTAGAGGTTTTGCAGCAACTGGTGAAATTGAATTTAGATGGAAACCCGGAGCTGATTTAAGTAAAGTAGCTGGCAATTCGTTAAACATAGATTCAAGAGCTCAACTTAAATTTGATATTAATGGCCTAACATATACACTTTTAAATTCTAAAGATAAGTTTAAATTAGAAAAGACAAATTACAATTCATTTAAGACTGCTATTATTCAAGGTAAATTTGAAAAACAAACAGTAACCAGTGATGGTAATAAATTACAGTCGTTTAGTATTAATACCGGTGGTATTACTGATCACAGTAAAGTTGCAGTCAGCGTTAATGGCGAACTTTGGACTAAACACAATTCATTATATGACTTGGGTTCAAATGAAAAGGCATACTTGATTAAAACAGGAATTAGTGGAGGTCTAGATCTTTATTTTGGTAACGGTAGTTTTGGTATGGTGCCACCGGCTGGTGCAACTATTGAAGTAGAATATGTAAAACATACAGGTTTAGCTGGTAATTTGGATGATTCACCGGATTTAACTATTAAGTGGGACGCTGTAGGAACAGATTCAAATGGAACTGAACATGACTTAAATGAATTCTTAGATGTAACTATTACTTCATCACCAAAAATGGGTAGTGATAGAGAGAATACACAATTCACTAAGATTATGACTCCGATGGCAAGTAAATCATTTGTCTTGGCAACACCAGACAATTATGAATATTTCCTATCAAGATATAACATGTTCTCTTACATAGATGCGTATAATACAACTGATGATCAATATTTAGATGACGATAATGTTATCTATATTTTCGCGGTACCGGATATTAAAAAGAAATTGGCTAAAAACCAAGACTATTTTACAATACCACAAGAAGAGATGTTTTTAGATCAGGGTGAATATGATGCAATGCATAAAGTTCTTGAAGATAGTGGTCAACAAATGGTAACTACTGAAGTTGTTTTTGTTAAGCCGCAAATAAGATATTATAGTATTGATATTAATATTAGATATTTCGAAGGTTACACTAAAGACGAAATCTATAATGCTGTTAGAACTAAAGTATCTGACTACTTATTAAACATTACAAGAAGAGATAAATTACCTAAATCAGATATTGTGTATATCTTAGAAGAGGTTGAAGGTATCGATGCTGTTAATGTTAGGTTTATTTCAGAAACTGAAGAGACTGCTAGAAGATTAGGTTATTATGAATCAGTTAATGTTACAATTGCCCCACAAGAGCCAGTGACATTAGAAACTGTTGGCAATGGTAAACAAAAATATGTTTACTTTAAAAGAATTGAAGATGTTAAAGTAGTACCTGTTACGGATACTACTGAAATACCTTATACCGTTAAAGGCCTTGATCAATGGGGTGACATTATAATGGAAAAAGAAGAAGTTGCAGTATTTAGAGGTGGTTGGCAAGACAGAGACGGTGATGAAATCGTTGATGATGTTCTGATTAATGCTGAGGCTGCTGTTAGTATAAACTTTGAAGCAGAGCCAGTTCCTAGAACAATATACACTAGAATGCAGGCTGGAAATAGAAAAGCACTTAAATAATGGGTTTATTTGATAATTTACTTGGATATAAACGTGTTAAAAGATATGACACTACTAAAGCTAGAAAGGACGAAAGACTTCATGTTGGTTATAACTATGATGCTTTGCCACCTAGTGAATTTATAGGTAGATCACTTTCTGGTCACATCCAAAGAAATCAAACAATGCAACATTTTCTAATCTTTTTAGAAGATGCTATTAAGAATCTTTTAAAAGGAACTAGGTATTTAAAGAATTACAAAAATTATACCGTTAAAAAAGACGACAATCAAACTAGATAATGTATAATAATTTAAGATTTTTTAAGGGATTAGAGTATGATTTAAACTTCGAGACAGATAACCTCGGGGTATATCAAGGTACGATCCACTTGGCGGAAGTTTCTGCTGGTTTATACGAGACGGTCAATCTGTTTATTCTAGAAGAGTGTATCTTTAATGGTGATCCAAGCATAAATTTTCCAGTCGCAGAAACTGCTAATCCAACCAAGTTTGTATTTGAGTGGGAGGAATTTAATAGCAGAGATAGCAAAGATATTACTCTATATGATATAGACCACACTGGTAATATTCCTGTTGTTAAAGAATTAAAAACATATGTTACTGATTTAATTGATAATTCAAATATTGATCAAATCACAGATGGTGTTAAACACTTAAACGCTCAAAGTAATGTAGCTATTCAACTTAATATAGCGTTAAATTCTACTAAAGAGGGACCTCATCTTAGAAACTTAAATGTATATGAATTGTCTGATGGTGTTAGAACTCTTATTGCTGTAATTGAATTTTACGGTGAAGTGGTTGCCGAGGATGAAAGACTTAAAGTTTTACTTTCTAATTTTGGAGCAACATTAGGTGAAGCTGATTTTATGTTATTTAAAGATCATGACATTAGCGAAATGTCGCCTGATTATATTCTTTTAAACAGAAAAAGAAAAGAGTTACTTTTAGAGTTACATAATATTAAGCCATTTGTTGGTACATATAAAGCGGTTTTAAATGCAATCGACTTTTTTGGTTATGATAAAATTACATTAAAAGAATACTGGTTAAATATAGATAATTCGGTTAAGAATTTCGGTAAATTATTTGCGATTCCAGTTCCGCATTCTTCAGTTAGAGGTGAGGCTACCAGAAAAAGATTAGCATTTAAGTTACCATCCAATACAATGAAGAAGACTAGTAAATTTAGTCTTGTTTATAGATTGAATGAACCTAATGGTACATTTGATGAGTGGGATATTCCTAATGTAACAGAAACATTCGATTATACGCCAGAGGAAATCTTAATTAAACTATATGGTTTAAAGAATAAATTACAAAAAGAGTACTTACCACTACAAGCGAGGATTATAGATATTACCGCCGAAGGTGATTATTTTGATCAGAGAAATCTAAACGTTTGGAACAATCAAAACCCGATTAGTTTTTTCAGTGAAGGTCATGATATTAAGTTTAATGTTTTCCCTAACGATAAACAATTATTTATTGAAGACATGTCAATGGTTCTTAAGCCTATTTTGGACCAAAATGATGATACTAATAATTATAACTTATTCTTAAATTTAGGAATCGGTAATGAAGATGATTTAACCACTGCAAATAGAATTGAATTAAAGAGTATAATTAATACTTTTTATGAAACATATCATGATAGAGAACTTCATTCTTATAACCCTAATATTCCAATTGGGTGTCCAGTTCTTTTAGATGGAACAGAATCCTTTGATGATATCTGGGACGAAGCTCTTTTCACATGGGAAGATGCAGTGGATGCCAATTCAAATCTTAAGGTAACTTGGGATAACTGGTGGAAGGCATGGGTTTATGAAATTGAATGGGTTATTACAAGTAAAGACAGGGGCTACAACCAGACATACAGGGGAGCCATTGATGACTACTTAATACTTCCATTGATATTACCGTACGCTGACACTTATAATGTGGAGATGAGGACGTATGACCTATTTGGACATAGATCTCATTATAGGATGAATGACGTTATAGATATTAAATTAAAGAATTTAGAACTTTACGGAATCTATAAGTGGTTAGAAGATCAATCATGGGATGCTAAAAAACTACCATGGTCAAAATCAGGTGGTTATTGGAATTCACCACAGGATAATCTTACTACGATTGACGAAGATATTGCTACATTATATCTAACATTAGATAGGGCAAACTATATTCACTTTGAAGAAGATCAAGGTATAAGATTCTCTACTGTTAGAAGATATATGGATATTTATTCTAAGACTGGTTTTAGTGAAACTACAGGACCTTACACGTGGGATGAATCTACGTTTACATATGGCGATAGCAAACATTTAGCTTGGAATTTTATGAGAGTTGGCCCGGATTTAACTTCTAGTTTTAAAATTAATGATATTCGCCAAGGCGATACGTTAGTTATTAAATATAGAGACCCTAAAACAGGTGTAATTTCTACCGGACAACATATTATAACAAATGCAACACCAACTACAGTTAACGATGTAAATGGATGGAAACAAATAATGGATGAATTAAACGCTAGTACGGATCCTATTATAAGTAAGTTTAACTACAACGCAGTGTTCGAAGATCTAGATGATAACGGTATTAGCGATGTATTTAGATTTATTTTAGCGGTTGGTTGGGAATATTCAAGAACCTATGATTTTGAAACTGTTTCTATTATAAAAATAAGTCCCGGGGCTCAAAATTATATCCAGCAACAGGGTAATTATGTGGATCCCATCAATTATATTGGTGGAGATTTTAATTTAAACCCTGTTTCTAATTCAAACGTTAGTGGTGAGACCCACGTTGAACATTTTAACCCAACATGGGACGATACTCGAGTGTTCACAGACTATGCCGAAGTTGAAAGATCAACACATATTACGATTTCAACTGATATTTCAAAGTTCCCTGGTAGAAAAAATGCCAAATGGACTATCACAAATATAACTAACCCAGAAATCACTGATATATACTATAATAATATGTGGCTGACTTACATCTTTAAAGAACCTGGATACTATTCAATTCAATTAGAGGCGGAAGACACCCACGGCAATAAAAACGTTGTAAAACGAAACATGTTAAAAGTAAAATAATAAAAACAATAAAATGGCAAACATCACTGAAATTTTAGGTACTGATTCAGTATCTTCATCGAGACCGATCATCAATAGTAATTTTGAGTTGCTAAATGATGAGTTAGCTTCTGTTACGGCTCTATTAAACCCAACAACTTCAGCTTTAAGCGGAGCATCTAAAGTAACGACCGCAGAGTTGTTAGTTTTATTAAGCGGTACAAGTTTATTTTCTGTTAATAGTTTAGGAGCTGCGTTTAATACACCAGTTACTATTAGCAACGTTGCTAAACTTAATGGAACATTAGTTAAAAGCGGGGTATTAGGTACTATAGATATACCAACTACACAAGTTACACCAACGTCAATCACTGCAATTACATATTTTGTTGACGCTAACTTTACATTGCCCGAAGCAGTAGATGGTCAAGAAGTAACTGTTATTAATACGGTTGGTAGTTCTATATCTATTTTAGGCTCACTTGGGGCAGACAATATTGCGCTTACGGATAAAAACTCAACAGTAACATTAAGATGTTTTAATAACAAATGGTACGTTATTTCATCACATAATACTAACATAGTATAAAAACAAAATTTAATTAATAGATGGCAACTCCACTAGTTAGAATACCGCAGCCCATGGGTGGCACAATGTATGCTTTCGCATCTTCTGCGAGAGATATGACTAGGGCCTTTAATAGTTCAGACTTAAATTTTGAGTTTAGCAAATATGCTTTGTTAGATCTTCCAGATTTTACTGATTCAGTTAATGGTTCTAACACAATAGACTTTGAATTAAATCTTAAGCAACCTTCGGGTCAAGCTTATGTTGCTGGCATGCCGAATGTTGATTTCGCGCAGACATTCCAGAACTATGCATTGAACATGGAAGAGCTTTTGTTAAAAGATGACGACTATGATCCGATTCTTTTACAGTCCGATTCTGAAAAGATTTTCTTTAAATGGTTATCTTCGTTAGGTGCTATTGATTTTATTACGGCAGATTCTAATCAAACTCTATTAGGTAACTATACCGAAAAGGTTAATGGGGTATTTGCTAGTGAGAACTATGATAGAGTTGTTAAATATTTAGGAACTATTGATGTTGAGAATGATGTTGCATATCAAGGCAATACATATCACGAAGTTTATATTAATGTTCCTACTTCGGTTGGTTATACACCTACTGTTTTATTTAAGCCAACAAACTATAATACTACAGCTACTAAATTATATGCATCTGATTATATCGAGGGCAGAGAGGGTCAAACACACCCTGATCCTAATATTAATATTAATGCAATTGTTGATAGCTATACATTAAATAGCGGAGCTTATTATGACATTCAAACTAATGCTACCAACAGTGTAGGTATTCAGTTTGATGCTAATGCATATGAGGAGATTAACACAAATCCTGAAATTAAATCATTACTTGACTTTGCTAAAAAGGGTCAACAGTTTACTTTTAATGCCATTCTTGTATACTATGACATCTATAGCCAGTCAGTGCCAGCCAATAGAGCGACTAACTTATATGGTATCTTAATTCTTGATGATATTCAAGATTCTTATGGACCTGGTTCTAAAATTAACGAACAGATTAAATATAAACCAAATGAGGTTACTGGCCTTAATGGTAACGCGTTCTCGTTAAAATTAAATCTAAAATTTAATTCATCACTTGATAATGTTGGTGTAGAAACTAGTGTAAATGACTTTACAACGTTTTCTATGGATTTATTCATGGACACTACGACTGCGTTAGAAAATGCAACAGAACTTTTATTACAAGCCAATAATAGATATGCTAAAATAGGCGAAAGACTTGACAGTATTGAAAATCTGGTTACAGCATCTGAGCAAAGTGCTTCTTTATTAAATAGAGTTGCGTCATTGGAACAAGAATTTCAAGATAGTTCAATTCAACTAGCGGACTCAAATTCGCTTTTAGATCTAATTACTAAAGCACATAATAAAATTAACTCTCTGATTGATGGCACTATTCCAGTAGAATTACAATATAACACTGATGTTTTATTTGCCGGCAAGGGTACAGAAGTTGATAAGACCATTCCTAATAAAATTAAAATTAACAGCACGGTAGATGGCTATGCGTTAAATAATGTTTACTTATGGAATATAGCAGGTAAAGCGGTAGCTACTCAATTATCTGACAGTGTGTGGTTTGATGCAGGTGATGTTGGTAACGGTTCAGTTAAATTTGCTATTTGGACCAGGCTAGATCTGTTTACAAATAGATTAAGTCTTAAGGGCTTAATTAGAAAACCGGATGGAACAATTTCTGATCCTGAAAGTGATCTTAATATATACATTGATGATAGTTTAGTCGCATGGAAAAGCGGACAAACTTTTAAAATTACATTTGACGCAATAAATATGTCAGGCAATAATATCAAAATCTGGACTAGTGGAACTACTGGATATGATCAATTGATAGCTGATATAGATGCAACACAATTAATAACAAATAAACCATATATTGAGATAGTATGTGTAGATCCTACCGCCTATCTCTTTGAAGCAGATATTTTAAGATAATATGAATACTAACAACTCACTTTCTAACACGCTCAAGAAGCTTCTTGAAATCAATGCTAACTCTTTAAAGGTATACGAAAGAGTTAACGAAGCTGTAACCACTGAAAAGAAAGATATTCCTTTGGAAATCTTGGCACCAGATGGTACAACTACTACAGTTTATGTACCTGCGTTCGGTTATATGA